GCGCCTTAAGACTTTTTCGGAGCCTTACCGCCGACCCACGCCTCGTTGACATCTGGTGTCGACGGGTCGTCAGCCTTGAGCTGTCCGGTGATCTTGCGTGCGCGCTTTGGCTTTTCGGCTGGCGCCGGTGGCTGCGATTTTAGTTTTTCGATTTCCGCTTGCTGATCTTGAATGATCGTGGCGGCCTGCTCGCAGAATTTGAATAGCGCCATTATGTTAGCCACGCGATGCGGCTGCGTTAAAGTCTTAACTAGTTCCTTTACGTCGATTTGCATGATATACTCCTGTGCATGTGTAGCATGATATTACACATTTTTTTCATGTGATACAGTCTTCTCCTCAAACTGCCCCGCGAACCCGCGGGGTATTTTTTTGGCAGTGTAAAAAAATATCAGCACACCCCTTGTATATCACAGCGGTAACCCTATATTACTGTTATAGGAACAAGGAGAACGAAAATGCTTAAACTTAAAAAACTATCAGCCGCACAGTGGAACGGAAACGGTATGGGGACATCAACTACCGAATGGTGCGTCAAAGGCGCGGAAAATATCATTGTTCACAAGATTGGCCTAAAGTGGTTAGCAACAGACACAGCGCACGGAATGGATCGCATCATCTGCCGCGCTTGGTCACGCGCCGACCTACTAGAAATAATGGAAGCAAAGGGCGTTGTTTGTACTGACTTTTGATCTTTTGGTGACCAGCCTTACGAGGCCGGCATCCTAAAGACCAAACCAAGCATAAAGGAGAACGAAAATGCTTACCACATATGTAATCACCGTAATCGACACAGTCAGCACACGCGACGGGTCACGCAGCCACACTGCTAAGAAAGCCTACTTTGAAAAACTTAGCAGCTACAATGGTTACTTGCACTCAAGCTCAACAGTCACCACCACCTTTGACAGCCAAGAGGCCGCTGAAGATTTCATCGAAGATCTGCCTGTCAGCCGCTGTGGCGAGTACAACAACAAATACGAATATGGCGTCGAAGCTGTCGAGTACACCCATGCAAACCATAGTGGATACACAGACGCACACCCATATGAGATCGTGCGCGTTGTCTCACCAAAGACAATCGAGATCCGTTTGGTTGATGCTGAGTTAGACCCAGAGTGGAAACCTGAAACCATTGCTGGTGGCTTTGCTGGTCACACAGTAAACAACGGCTCTCAGAAATGGATCTACACTTCAAACAAAGACAACAGGGTGATCCGTGCTAGGCTCCGCAAGGATGGTTACTTTTATTCTGCCAATGGACGCCACAACCTGTCGACTGCTCCGTACAAATTTTACGATTACAATTTTTAAACAAAAGGGGGAGAAATCCCCCCACTCAGCGGGGCTTATATCGCCTCTGAAAGGGTATAGAGTTAATTTAAAATTATTTTTGCGGAACTATTGTAATATTTGAAAGGTAACCCCATATTAAGGATGTAACAACAGGAGAACGAAAAAAATGGAAATCATCGTACAACACGCAGAGCGCAACCGCGACACTGGCGACGTAACTAGCTACACAGATGTGGCAAAAGTTGACGTGTCTGACTTCGTAAACCACGGCGTCGAGGAAATGCTTGAGTACGCTTACCGCTACACAAACAACGTGATGGGCTCTTGGTCTATCAAAAAAGAATTTCTTCCAACGCGTGATGGCGGCGAAATGCCAAACGGCGACTACAACGAAGATGTCACCGTGTTGCGCCAGCGCGAAGACGGGATGGGCCAAAGGTCAACAATGGTATTTGATCGGATGGTTGTTGGCGATGAAACTTATACGGTTTCCCCCGTCGGTTTCAAAAAAGTGGAGCAAGTATAATGAGCACCTTTGAAGATTTCGCAGCAAGCCTCGCAGATGAGCCGGTGATTACCGGCTCAAAGAAAGAGCGTGAAACTCACCCGTGCGGCCAGTGTTCTGGCACCGGCAAATGGTCTGGCGGCACAAACCGCCACGGCAACAGCAACTGTCTCGCCTGCAAGGGCAAAGGCTTCTTTTATGCGAGCCCAGCCGAGCGCTTCAAGGCAAAGGCCCAGCGCGTCGCGCGCAAAGCTAAGCTGGCGCAGGACGCCAAGGACGATTTTATGGCGGAGCACGAAGGATTGATCGAGGGGCTGCGCGCAATGCAGTGGCACAACATCGCCTCCAGCTTGCTGGCCTCATTCGACAAGTACAACGCGCTGACAGATAAGCAGGCCGCTCTGGCCGGCAAGATCGTAGCCGAGCAGGCCGAGCGTGACGCAAAGCGCGCAGCCGAGCGGGCGGCTCCAAAGGTAAAAGTCGATTTGGGTCGGGTCGAGGAAGTCTTTGCCACGGCTCAGATGTCCGGCATCCAGTACCCGAAGCTGCGCCTGAACGGCCTTGTTCTTTCTAAGGCTGGCCCTAACGCCAAGAACGCCGGCGCCATCAATGTAAAAGCTGGCCCCGCTTTTGAGGACGACTACTACGGCTATGTTCGTGACGGCGAGATGACGGCATTCCGCAAGTGCACAACCGAGGTCACCGAGGCGCTGCAAGCGCTGGCCGCTGACCCGCTGAGCAGCGCAACCGCGTATGGCCACAAGTTTGGCATCTGCGCGTGCTGCGGCCGTACACTGACAAACAAAGATAGCATAGAGCGCGGCATCGGTCCGATCTGCGCTGCCAACTGGGGGCTCGCATGAAGGAGAGCACCGAGCACGCGCTGATCTTTTTGATCACCGCAATACTGTGCGCCCTCTGGGCGTATGGTGAAATCCACCACTGGTTCTGAGAGGAGAATATTATGAACCAATCAAGATCAAAGCAGATCCAAGCGATCGCAGAGATGAACGCGATGCGTCTGGCTGATGTCGCCGACCTACGCAAGCGGTACGGCACCGGCGTGCGGCCGGCGTGGGTATCAACTGAAATTGCCGTGGCCATGAGCGAATACCGCGCGCTGGAGGCTGAGGCCAAAAAATTGCAGGAGGAAATCGATGCAGGAACAAAGTAACAGCCCGCACATGTTCGTGATGGCTATACGGCGCAAGGCGGATATCATCCGCCTTGACGCCAAGGCCAATAACGAAAACATCCACACGACGCACCAGCGTGCGGCGGAGATTATCGCGCTGTGTGACGCTCTGGAGCGCGCCCTTGGAGAGTTGCCGTGACAACGCAGCTTGACAAAATGAAGGAGATGGCGGAGGCGGAAAACGAGCGCCTTCTGCGGGTAATGCGCAGCACCAAGCACAAAACCTCGGAACGCGCTCGCGTCTGGCCGGTCGGTAAGCTGCGCAAAGAAATATTGCGGATCGCGGCAACGCGGCCCGTGTGGATCATAAACGACTTTCAGAACCGAATTGTAGGCGTTCCGGTCGAGCGCATCCAGCGCGCTCTGGATACGCTTGTAAAGCTGGGATATCTGGACGGAGAAAGGGATGACGGTTACACGTTCTATTCGATCCCGCGGCAACACACTTTTGATTTTAACGCGCCGGAGCCGGCGCAGGAAAGGAGACTAACATGGAAACGAAGCAACTAGGGGCGCACATCCGCGTCGAGGTAATTGATGAGCTGCGCAAGTTAAGCAAGCGCGAGCGCATCAGCATGTCTGTGCTTACCGAGCGAGCGCTGATGCGGATGCTCAGTGAGGCTAAAGCGGCAGGCGCCGTCGATGCCTGACTGGTCGGAGTTTGAAAGGCGGTTAACCGCCACGCAGGCCGACGCGTTCAACACGTCAGTTGAATTTTTGCGCGGCCTGCAAGCCGGCGTGTCGGAGGGCGAAGATGAAGAGTTTGCCGATATGGCGCGCACCAGCATGACGGTCGGGATGCTTCAGGCTGCTATTGCGTTTCTAAAGGAGGATACGTTTGACACCGGCGAGCTACTAATATTAGTTCACAGTATCATCTCGCAAGATTTAAACGCCCCAAGCAAAAAGGATATGCATTAGATGAAAGAAGCCGTGACCATTGGCATCGACTGCGGTTACAGAACCGGAGGCGTCGGCATAATCGGAGACAACTGGAGCGAGGTCCACGACCTACCAGTTTACTCGGAGGGCGGCGTCGATGTTACGGCGCTGATGGATATACTGACCAGCGTCGAGGCCGTCGACCACATATACATAGAAAGGCAGCAGGCCATGCCGCGGCAGGGCGTCAGCTCGACGTTTAAACTTGGCTACGCCTTCGGGCAGATCGTGACAACCGCGGCGCTCTCGCGCAGCCGCTACACGCTGGTCACGCCGAATACTTGGAAGCGCAGCATGAATTTGCCGCGTGATAAGGACGCCGCCAGACGACTGGCGCAGCAATGGTTCCCTGATCGGGCGGCCGAGCTGAAACGAAAGAAAGACGAGCACCGCGCGGAGGCACTTCTTATCGCGCAATATGGGAGGGGAAAGAATGCCAATTAAAGTGAACATGCCGATTGAGGAGTACCACTTAGATCCGTCTCTGAGCGCCTCTGGGGTCAAAACGATTGCGCAGAAATCGCTTGCCCACTTTAAGGGTGCCCAGCGGAAAAACACGACTGCGTTCGACGTTGGAACGGCTGCGCACACTTTCACACTTGAGCCCGAAAACAGCTCGATGGTTTGGTGCGGGCCTGAGACGCGTCGGGGCTCCGAGTGGAAGGATTTAAAAAAGCAGGCTGATGAAGAGGGCGCGCTGCTACTCACAGAGGGCGACTATCGCCTTGCGTCCGACATGGCGGAGGCCGTGCGCAGCAACGCTGCCGCGGCTTCCCTGTTAACCGGTGACTTGCTGGTCGAGGCCAGCGTGTTCAGCCAGCTCCCAGTGGAGGGCGTGAAAGAAAAGCACGTCGACGTGAGGTGCCGCCCTGACGGCTGGCGCCGAGACATCGCGGCCGTCATCGATTTGAAGACGACATTGGACCCGTCGCCTGCGGGCTTTGCAAAGAGCATTGCAAATTTCGGGTATCATATTCAGGAATATTTCTACCGCGCTGTGATGGCGCAAGATGGGCATGAGGTTGACAGGTTCGTGTTCATCGCGGTAGGCAAAGAGCCCCCGCACTTGGTTGGCATATACGAGCTGGACGCTCACAGCCTCACCGAGGGACAGGCGGCAACAGAATACGCGCTTTTGCAATATGCGAGGGCGCGTGAAACCGGAGTGTTCGGCTACGACTATGGCGATTTGCAGACGTTGCAGTTGCCGCGCTGGGCATTTCAATTTTCACAACCCGACGGGGTTTAGGCAAACCAACCTAAGAGGTAACCATGCCAATATCATTCGGAAGTTCATCTGACACCAGCGGTGTCTACCTGAGAGCCAACCTACCGCAGAATAAGTGGTGGGTTAAAAGCGAGGCCGGCGACGAGCCGCCTCTTGATATGGGAGCTGGTGTCGCGATCGACATCAAGAATGTAGTTTTCGGCTGGCTCCACATCGACGTCGGCGTGCGTGACTGGCAGCCGTGGCCGAGCCCGTCGCAGCAAATCCCGCGACCGAGCGACAGCCATAAAAACGGCTTCGAGGTTAAGTGCTGGCTGCAAGACCGGCGCGAGGCCGAGTTCAGCGGCAACAGCTACGGCCTTGGCCAGTTTATAGCCAAGCTATATAACGAGGCCGAAAAGTGTCCGGAGTTCGAGACACAGATACCGGTGGTGCAAATCACCAGCTCGACGCCGGTCGTCATAGGGCGCGGCACAAGCTACGACGTAGGCTTTGCTATAAAGAAGTGGATACCGCGCCCAGAGGCTCCCACAGAGGCGCCTGCGGCTGCTCCGGCACCGCAAGCCGCCCCTCCCGCTCAAGCCGCCCCAGTGGCAGCCGCAGCGGCCGGAGACGACTTCGGATTTTAAGAGAAAAGCGCGTCCGGCACACCGTCGGGCGCGCATCTTATTTAGGAGAGCGGATAATGAGCCAAGCATATTTTTCAAAGGTGCGCGAAAATCTGGTGCACGAAATAGATGGAGCCCCGAGGGGCGAGCGCAACGTCGCGCTGAACAAGGCGGCGTTTACGTTGGGTCGGCACGCGCATATGGACGCGGGAAACATCGAGGCGACGATCATCGAACTGCACGCGGCGGCCAAAGCCATTGGCCTGCAAGAGCATGAGATTAAGTCGACGATTGGCAGCGGGTTTAAGCGCGGCAGCGAAAACCCCAAGGTGTTGGAAAACGCCGACGCGGTGCCGTTTCAGCCAAGCGAGATGGAACGGCTGATTACACGGCTGGCGGCCAAAGAATTACTGAGCCGAGACGACGAGACACGCGCGGCGAAAATCGAAAAGGCTCGGGCATCGTGGGAGCGCGCCGTGCCGATCAACAGGGATACAAAGGACGCCTGCCGGCCTGCGCTGTTATACTTGAACTCACGCGGCCTGAGAGCCTCCGCGGCTGCCGGCGTGGCGCGCTTTACGCCCAACTTATACGACGGGCCCGCGATCATCTTTCCGGCGCTGGGCGACGACGGGAGCGTCTGCGGCGTGCAAGCCGTCCTGCTCACCCCAGAGGGGCAGAAGCGCGAGCACAACGGGATCTCGAAATACAGCCGAGGCGCCATATCTGGGTCAGCGATGCGGATTGGCGATGAGCACGAAGGCGGCGCCATCATTATGGTCGAGGGGCCGGAGGACGCGCTGAGCGTCAGGCAGGCCGTCGAGGGCCACGCGGAGGCGACGATCATCTGCACGTTTGGCAAAGCCGGCATGTCGACGTACAACCCTCCGAGGGCCAGCGACGTGACGATCTGCGCTGACCCTGACCTTGACGTGGCGGCGGTCGGCGACGTGCTCAAGGGCGACGGTAGCGTCGACGTGCACGTCGTGCGCTTCGATCAGCAAGGCTTCGAGAATGTAAAGGACGCAAACGATTTTCTGCGTGAGGCTGGAGCGCAAAAAATGCGCGAGGCTCTGGCGATGGCAAAGCGGCTCGATGATGTCGCGGCCGAGAGCAAGGCGGTCGACGTCAGCCTGTCAGACGAGGTTTTCTTTATCGCGGAGGCAAAGCCGCAGCTTGGCAGCTCATACTTGATAAAGAATTGGTTTGGCTGGGGGCAGATGTCGGTCGTGTACGGGCAGTCAAACGTGGGCAAGTCGTTCTTTATGCTGGACGCGCTCTATCACGTTGCAGCCGGCCGGATCTGGATGGGCAACCGCACAAAGCAATCCAGCGTGCTGTACCTAGCCACAGAGGGCGGGAACGCATTCCGCAACCGAGCATATGCGGTCGGCCAGAAATACGGTGACGTGGACGTCCCGTTGGCCGTGCGGGCGAGCCCCGTTGACTTGCTCGATCCGGACGCCGACGTGATGAAGATCGCCGAGCTGGCGAAACAGGTGGAGGCGCACACCGGCGTGAGGATGGGGGCGATCTGCGTCGACACTCTCAGCCGGTCGATGGCAGGCGGCAACGAGAACAGCCCAGAAGCGATGACGGCATTCATTCTAAACTGCGACCGGCTGCGGCTGGAGACGGGCTGCGCGGTTCCGATCGTGCACCACTCGGGCAAGGACACAGCGGCCGGTGCACGCGGCCACAGCTCACTCAGGGCCGCCTGCGATACGGAGGTCGAGCTGGAGGTGGCCGAGGACGGCGTGTACCGCTTCGCCAAAGCCACAAAGCAGCGAGACTTGCAAGGCGGCGGCGTGCTGACATTTAAACTCGACGACTTCCCGCTGGGCACTGATGAGGATGGCGACCCAGTGTCAACTGCGGTTGTCACGCCGGTCGATGAGGAAGAGGCAAGCGAGGCGCGGCAGAAGCGGCCAAGCGGAAAGAACCAGCGCCTGATCTTGTCGGCGTACAAGCAGCTCAGATCGGAGCGCGTGGGCCACATCAATATGACCGGCGCCGGATGGCCGGAGGCAGGCACTCGGTGGATCATTCAGGAGGCGCTTCTGCGTGAGCACGCGCTCGGCAAGATGACGGCCAATAACAAGCGGCAGACGTACACGCAGGCGCTCGACGGGCTCATTTCCAGCGGCCATATGGCCATGAACGACGGATTTGTGTGGTCGACGGGTTCCGAGGGCAAGGTGACAGGTGCGTCATAAAAACGGATGTAATGAAATCAAGGGGTTACGGTATGTTTTATGACAATTATGACGGTTTATGTTCATATTATGACGGCAGACGTGTAGGCGTCATAATAATCATATATGCCTAAGAGGCATATAATTATGACGCGCGTGCGTTGGGGGTAATAATGGTTAGACAGATATACGAGAGCGAGCAGGACAGAATAAACGAGCAAAGGCTGGCTGATGTTATCCGAGGTTCGTATAATTGTGAGCTGCATAAAATGCCAATGAAACTCAGTCTGGACTTCATGGCGACTAGGGGCGGAGAAGCGGTGGCGTTTTTTGAGATGAGGCAAAGGCGTAATCTTATGGCAGCGTATCCAACCTATATGATTTCGATGTATAAGATTATGATGGCGGACGCGCTTGCTAAAAGCACGGGACTGCCGTCGTTCTTGGCGGTGCAGTGGAGCGACAAGGCGGGCATGTGTAAGCTGCCGTCCGAAGGGTCAAGCTACGGCATGGGTGGGTCGGTAAGGCGTGGTGACCCGCAGGACATTGAGCCGGTGGCTTACATCCCAATGGAAAAGTTTAAAGTGATTGCCTGAAAGGAGAGCAAGATGGCGAGAAAAGGAAAGATGAGAAAACCGACGGCGCAGGAGTTGAAGTACAAGCACCTGAATACCGGCGAGGCGAAGGACGTTATACCGGCGGCAGTGTGGGGCCAGCTAGAGCCGCTGGACCGTGTGGCTAGAGATAAGACGGCGCGCTGGGGTAATACGTTGCCGTCGCTGGTGAGCCCTGATTTGGCTGGCCGCTTTGAGGCGGCCTACGATGCGCTGCACGCCGCTGTAAGCGCAAAAGATCCTGTGCGGGTCAACAAGATCGCGACGCAGCTTATCAAAGCGTGGGGCGTGCTAGAGACAGAAGCAGAGGCGGCTGGGCATCAGCCATTGCCGGAGCACTGCTATTGTGTGGAGCTGGAGGAGGGCAAGATAGTTTGCATTGCGCTACACGGCTGGGCGGAGCTGCGGCAGAAGTATCCGGATTGGACGGTGTACTCTTTCGAGGACGCCGCGAGGGTGTTAACATCGCATTTTAGCGAGGCGTTTTTAGATGCAGCGTTTGACAGTTTCCCGAATGCACGGGTGACGCGCATCGAAGGCGTCGATAAGAGCAAGACTGCAAAGATATTGGAGGATGAGATCCCGTGGTAAGAGCAGATGTTTTAAGGAAAGCCGAGGAGCTGATAAACGGCGACCGGCAGGAAACGTATGGCGATGCATCGGTATTGCACAGAAGGATAGCGCTTATGTGGGGCGCTTATCTAGGCGAGGATGTATCAGCCAAGGATGTTATGGCGATGATGGCGCTTCTCAAGATTGCTCGCACGGCTGGAGGTGCGGGCGCTGTCGACAACTGGGTCGATGCTTGCGGATACGCGGCGCTCGCAGCAGAGCAGGAGGATTGCAATGGGTGAGATAGCACGCAAGAAGCTGGCCGCGATAGAGGATATCGGCGAGGAAAGTATATTCGATGATATAGCGTCGGGCATGACAGTGAACAAAATGATCAAGAAGCTGAACATCGGCTGGCGTCTCTGGTACAAGTGGGTCGATAGCAAGGTGGGCAGACGTGATCGATACTATCAGGCGATGGAAGCTGCGGGTCACTACTACGCCGCGCGAGCGGTCGACACGGCGCAGGAAGCGGACGCTGGCAACGTGAACTTAGCGCGCTTGCAAGTGGACACTGACAAGTGGATCGCGTCGAAGCTGAACCCGCAGTATGACGTGAGGCAGAAGGACGTGCAGATCAACATCAGCGTGAACGACTTGCACGCGCAGGCAGCGGCGCTGCTTAGCGACGTTGAGGATGCCGAGGTGATCGACGAGGGTGACGTTTGAACCGCGGTTTCGGGCATTGGCGGCGACGCACAACCGCGCGCGGGAGAGGGTTTTCGATAGCCGTTTCCGCGCCGGATCGGGGCAAAGCGGTCGCCTTTAAGGAGAAACATCAATGTTTTCAATGGGGTTTATTTAACATAATACATGTTATACGCCGTAATCGTTTTAGATCGGGGTTTTCGGTGCCTCGGCGGTCGGTCGGTCGTCGATTGACCCCCCCCTTCGCAAAACCGAGGGGGTGTAATTATCAATGTCCCCCTCACGCACCCCCATGACCCACCCCACCCCTGCGCCCCGTTTTCAAAATTAGGAGCCCCCATGAATAAGCCTGTCGAAAACCCGTTTATGGCGCTCATGCGCCGCTACCAGAATGAGCCCGTTCTCTTTGCCAAGGAGGTCATCGGCATCGACCCCGACCCGTGGCAGAAGGAGCTGCTCACGGCTGTCGCAGATCCCGCGAAGCGGCGCATATCGGTGCGCAGCGGCCACGGCGTCGGCAAGTCGACGGCCGTTGCTATGGCAGCCCTGTGGCACGTTTTGATGCGCGTCCCGAGCAAGACGGTGACCACGGCCCCCACCAGCTCGCAGCTTTTTGACGCGTTGTTCGCCGAAATGAAATCATTGGCCAAGAGGCTCAAGCCGCCATTTAATACGCTGCTCGATATCAAGTCGGACCGGATTGAGCTGAAGAGCGCGCCGGAGAGTAGCTTTATTAGTTGCCGGACGTCGCGCGCCGAGCAGCCGGAGGCGCTGGCCGGCGTTCACTCGATGGGCTCGATCCTGTTGCTGGCGGATGAGGCCAGCGGTATTGCGGAGGGCGTTTTTATCGCTGCCAGCGGGTCGATGTCCGGCATGAACTGTACGACGGTTCTCACCGGCAACCCGACGCGGAACACGGGGTTCTTTTATGACACGCACCACCGGCTCAGCGATAGCTGGCACACGATGCATGTGAGCTGCGTCGACAGCCCGCGCGTGAGCGACGATTATGTTGAGGACATGATGCGCCGGTACGGCGACGATAGCCCAAGTTATCATGTGCGCGTTTTGGGCAACTTTCCGCCCTCGGAGGAGGACACGGTGATACCGGTCGCTCTGATTGAGCACGCGATGAATAGCGACGTGAGGGTGCACGAGAACGCCTCCAGCGTTTGGGGGCTTGACGTTGCGCGTCAGGGCGGCGATGCGACGGTGCTGTGTAAGCGGCAGGGGCCGGTCGTTCACCCGATGCTTGTGTGGCGGAATTTCGATTTGATGCAGACGGCTGCGGCGGTGAAGGCGGAATATGACGCCCTGCCTGAGACGAAGAGGCCGCAGGAAATCGTGATCGACAGCAACGGCTTTGGCGCCGGTGTGCTTGACAGGTGCGTCCAGCTTGGGATGCCGGCACGCGGTTTGAACGTCTCGGAGCGCGCAGCGGCCTCTGGGACGTATTTGAATTTGCGCGCTGAGCTGTGGTTTAAGGCCAAGGCATATCTGTCTGGTATGGACGTCAAGCTACCTCGCGATGACGCGCTGTACGCGGAGCTGGCGGCGCCTCGGTACACGTTTACTGCGTCGGGCAAGATGCAGGTCGAGAGCAAGGACAGCATGAAAAAGCGCAAGGTCGCCTCGCCAGATCGCGCGGACGCGCTTTGCCTGTCGCTGGCGACAGATCACACGACGATGCATTACGGTAAGAAGGGGGGCTGGGCGGCGCCGCTGCGCCGGCGAGTGAGGGGAGTTGTTTGAGTGCGGCGGGCGACGTTAAAAACTTGGCAGGGTTTTTAGAGTTACAACGCTAAACGATACAAGAAGAAGGGTTGAGATTTGTCGCCCGCCGTGACGCCCACGCTATCAGCGCGGGCGTATTCTGTCAAATTACTTGCGCGCCCCTATGGTTAAGCGCCGTCAGGCCGCCTTCTTTTTCGGGAAGTGGTGGTCCATAAACTGGGCCATATCTTCCATCCGCCATAAGATCTGTTCCCAGTCGTCGACGTAATGCTCATCGCGCAAGTGGTGCTCCAACTCAGTCGCCAAGTTTTCAGCTTCCTCTGTCATGCTCACCCAATAGGTCCGCATTTCGCTGTCGTAATCGACCTCGAAGTCGTACTGAGCCATCAGCTTCTTTGCCTTGCGGCGGGCTGCGGCGTTAGGGTCCGGCTTACGCTTGGGCTTGCACGCCTGCGACGGCGTCGTGATGGCGCCCATCGAGCGCAGCTCATACACGTTTGCCACGCGTGCACGGCGCTTGACGCGCTTGTCGCGGATGCTGGCGGGCTCGCTAAGGATGCCGCAGACGATGCGCCGGCCTTGGACCAGTTGCCAGTGCCAGCCCGCCACGATCAGGAACACGCGATCGGCCGTGCGCTCTTTGACTGTGGCCTTGAGCCAGCCGGCTAATGTTGGGCCGGTTGAGCTGTTTAGCTTCATGCCAAACGACTGGTACTTACTTTTGACGCCGCACATTTCCAGCGCTTCTGTGACCTCTAGAACCGTAGTCCCTTTGACCGCTCTGCGGCCATTCCAATACTTACCGCTGACATGCCGGATCAGCCGAGCGGCTTCGCCGGTGGTCATGCCGGTGATCGCGCTGATCACGGCGGGGCCACAGTAGCGGTTGCGGTCGGATTTTGTTTCGCCGTGATTGACGGACTTGATTTTTAGGCACTTCATTGCGCCCATCCTTTCTGGATCTTCAGACCCTTGCGCAGCATTTCTGCCGCATCAGATTTATGCCCACGGTTCAGCGTTTCGAGCGCCCACGACACCCAGCTTGCGGCTTGCGGTGCGAGCAGCTCAGGCTTTGGCTCCTGCGGCTCTGGGCTCAAGCCCTTAGCCTTTGCGCCAACCTCATGCACACTAAGCCAGTTGATCAGCTCTTGCTTGCTTGTCGGCACCTCGACCTCGCGCCAGTCGCGGGGTGCCGCGCGGCGTGCGTCTGCTTGTGTGCCGTACCATTGGCCCTTGCTGTCTTGATAAAGTCTCATAGCGCGTTCTCCTTTTACTGCTATATTACTAATATGGGGTTACCAAGGTGTTATTACAAGGGTACTAGAAAAATAATTTTAACTTTTTTTCAAAAAAAGGGGGTTACTGGTGAATTTTTTTCCGGTAAAAAGAGGGGGCATCGGGTTTTTGCGAGATTTTCCCTGATGCTTAACCGGCGTCAGAGGTTTTAACCCATCCTTTGGCGCTACGGTAACCCCGCGGCGCGTTCTCCCATCGGCCGCGGGGTTTATTTTTACCTTTTAAATTGTTACAATGGCTCGAGCACTTTTTGTGAGGAAATATAATTTTGGTGGAACTGGCATTCAGCGGGCTTCTAGACGCCCTGATACAGCACGAAAGTAAAGGCGACCCAACGGCCATTTCCAAGAAGGGCGCCGTCGGCCTGACGCAAGTGCGACCCCAGTATGCTCACGACCTTGGTTACGACACGCCGAGCGTGTTCGATGTGGCGCGAAAATACGGCTATGACACCGGAGACGAAACCGTCGAGGCCGCCGCACAGCTTCTCAAGGTGCCCGAGATATCCATTGAGATCGGCGGCGAGTATCTGCGCAACCTGATTAAAAAATACGACGGCGATTTGAACGCGGCCCTTACGGCGTACAATATGGGGCCGAAATCCTACAACGAATTTGCTGCCTCCGGCGGCGACCGGTCCCGCCTTGGGGTTCAGGCGCGCAATTACCCGTCTAATGTCGCGGCGGAATATCTGGAGGCGACCGGAGAGCAAATGCCGATGACAATCAAGCTGGACCCGAGGCTGCGGCCGCGAGCGCGACCCGAAGGTGTCCAGATTAATGAGGAAACGTCGCTGCGCCCACGGGCGCGTCCGGCCAGACTGCTTGGAGCAATGAAATGAGTAAGAAAAACGCCGCGCAAAGTTTGTTGCAGTCAGTAATGGGGTACGCCGGTGGGCGATATCCGAAAATGCTGCCGCCGATTTTGCAGCAAGATCCTAAAAAAATTCCCATTGTCGACAAGGTCAAAGTGCTCGGCCCCGCGCCGCCGTACTTGGCTAAAAATCTATCCGCCGAAGCGCTTGACTTTTTAAAAGCTCGTCGGGCGGTTCAGAAGAGGATCGACGCTGGCGATTATGATCCTTACTTTGACGTCTCCAAGCGCGCAGATGTCGACCCCTCGAACTATCCGGCCGCTGCGGCCCCCAACCAGACGCTCGCAATAATTCCGAAAAGGCCGGATACCATAAAAGCCCGCACAGCGGAGCTAACGGGTCCAGCGGTCGAGAAGAGGCTCGAGGAGGCGTTTAAAAAAGGCTTACAGATACCGGACAGCGACCGCTGGTATTTTATGAAGCAGCTCGAGGACGAGTTTATCAAGGAGTACGGCGTTCCGGCCGGCCGGCATATGTTTGTGCGTATGTTCGCCGACCCGATGGCGGCAACCACTGGGGGCGCAGCACCTCAGTCAAATTTAATTACCGCTGCTTATGGTAATTATGCTTTGAAGGCGGCAGGACAAATGCCGGAAAAAGGGTACAACATGCCCGTTCCGGTTGGCGGGCGGTATATTGGAGGCAACGCTCAGCAGTTTAACAAAATGATCACCCAAGGCGTAGGCGTAACACCTGATAGCCCGAAGCGGTATAACTTTTCGACAAACTTCCAAGGCGCCCGAGACAGGGCGACAATGGACGAGCAGATGTCTAAAGTCGGGTTCGGTAAAAATATGCCCCCCGCCGGCGCCTATGGTCTGGCCGAGCTTCCTGTTCATAATCTTGCCGCCAAGTATGGCACCGACCCCCGAAATGTTCAGGAGGTTATTTGGCACGGCGGCACCGGCAAATCTGGGAAGCCAATGATCGGAGTTATCAACGAAGCCATAGAGCGCACCAGCGCTTTGACTGGGAAAAGCCCGAAAGAGGTTCTCCGCAAGGCCATTCTTCGAGCTGAGATGCCTCTTTATTCGGTCGGCGCCGGCACGGCAGGCTTGGCAGCGGCGAACGCGCAGAAGGACAAGAAAGTCCCTGCGGCTGATATTTTGAATTATTTGAGAAGCCAAGGGGGAACCTAATGGCCGAATTTCCCGTAATGGCGACCAAGCATATGGTCGACCCCGCGACTGGCGTTCGTTACCGGTCGGCTGATGACGGCTGGGAGGAGGTCGTCACGCCCCAGCTATCCGCAGCTTCGCCACCCTCTTTTGTGGAATTGGCGCGCCGAGCGGTTCAGAAGCCTGCGCGCGCTTTAGGGATGTCGAACTACGCCGCCAGAGACTTCTCTGAGCGCCTGCTCGGGCGCCCGACGCCCCGCAGAGACGCGGATGGGCTGACGCGATTTATGGAGGGACTTGGCCTTGTGTCTATGTCGCCGCTCAGCCCCATTTTGCCTGCCGGCGAGGCGGTGTTGCAGTCTTCTCGGGGCAACAGGGGCGCGGCAGTTGCTAACGCTGCTCTGGCGGCTGGTGAGGCTGCTCTGGTAGGCAAGGGGCTAAAACACTCGTATCAGTCTGCGCGTCAGGAGATGCCAGAAATAGGTCAGGCCGCAGCTCAAACGTATAAAATCGGTCAGCGCTTAGAGAGGCCAGACAACTACACCGGCGCCGGTGGTAAGCCCAGCGCGGTGATATTGCCCGAGCAAGGTCGTTTTGCGGCAAAACCCATAAGCCCCATCGAAGACGCGGCAATTAGTTACATGAAAAAGCGGGGTATGGATACGACGGGGTTTTATGAATACCCGCCGTTTAGTGAGGAGCGCGCGCAATTTATCGCTGCGGCCTACGATATGATGAAGCACGCGCCCGATGATCCGGACGTAAAAAAGGCATACGACGCGATGATCCAAGAGACACTGGATCAATATAAAGTGTTAAAAGACAGCGGCATTGAATTTAAGTTTATGAAGGAGGGGATGGACGACCCATACGAGGCTTCTCCCGCTCTTGGCTATCAGGACGTTGTTGAGCGTGGAAACTTGTGGGTTTTCCCAACAGAAATGGGCTATGGGTCCGGCTCGGGCTTTGACGCGGCGGCGAACCCGCTTCTAGTAAAAGTTGGTAAGGTTGGCGATAAAGAGGACGCTGTTGCGAATGATGCGTTCAGGGCCGTACATGACATTTTTGGGCACTTTGGTTCCGGAAACCCATTTTTCAGGCATAAAGGCGAAGAGCGCGCATTTTTGGAGCATAGCAGGATGTATTCTCCCGAGGCGCGCGGCGCTATGGCGGCAGAGACAAGAGGGCAGAACAGTTGGCTGAATTTTGGCCCATATGGAGAGGCCAACAGGAAAGCGGCGTCTAAGGACACCATTTACGGTGACCAAAAGGCTGGGCTTATGCCGTCGTGGACTTTTAAGCCCGAGGGTATGCCGAGCGATCAGGAGGCGATTGATCTTCTGAATTACATGAAGCAGATCGGGATAAAATAATGAACGATAAAGTAAAAATTTTAGGCGGGCTTTATAGGCGGCCTTACGGCAAGTGGGCCGAAGACGAAGAAATTTTAGAAGATGAATGCGAGCGTAAACGTAAGGCTGCGAAGGAAAAATAATGGACCAAGATGTAAGCTATATGTCGGATGAGCTTGAGCAGCTTGTTAACCCAGACGCGATGGACGAAATCGAGCTGCAAAGCATTATCGGCAAAGAGATTGATGACGCGGTCGATTACATCGACAACACCATATCTCCGGCGCGGGCCAAGGCGACCGAGTATTATCGTGGCCAGAAGTTTGGCGACGAAGAGGAAGGGCGCAGCCAAGTCGTGTCAATGGACGTGCGCGATACGGTGCAGGCAATTTTGCCATCTTTGATGCGTATTTTCCACGGCTCCGATCGCACCGTGGAATATTCCCCGACGTCTGAAGAGGACGTTGCCGCCGCTGAGCAGGCTACAGATTATGCAAATTTCATCATCAACAAAGATAACGAGGGTTTTCTTTCGACATATTCTGCATTTAAGGACGCTTTGATCCGCAAGGTCGGCGTTCTGAAGTGCTGGTGGGACGACCAGACGCGCATTGAAGCGTACAATTACAGCGGGTTAGACGACGCGGCTTTAGCGGCGCTGGCGTCAAATTCTGACGCCGAAATTATTGTGCAGTCATCCGAGCCTATAGGCGAGCCGATGCAAGATCCGCTGACTGGTGAAATGATGCCAGTCCCGATGGTTCACGACGTTCGTGTCGAGTATATGCACCCAGACGGCCGTGTGAAGCTGGAGGCTGTGCCACCGGAGGAGTTCCTGATTTCGCGCGAGGCCAAATCTGTCTCCGAGGCTGAATATGTCGGACACCGCCGCATCGTGACCGTATCCGAGCTAATCAGTATGGGATACTCAGAGGAAGAGGTCGAGGGGCTCGCCAGCGCGCACGATGACATGAATACGAATATGGAGCGCCGCACGCGTAACCCATCTCTGACAAATGAGATGAACTCGCGCGATGACGCCGCAATGCGTAAAGTCATGTACGTCGAGAATTACATCCGCGTCGACTACGATGGTGACGGCGTGGCAGAGCTGCGCAAGGTGTGCACCGCCGGAGACGGCAACAAGATCCTGATGAACGAGCCGTGCACTATGGCGCCGTTCGCGACGTTCTGCCCTGACCCCGAGCCGCACGATATGTTTGGCATGTCGGCTGCGGACGTGGTTATGGATATCCAGCGGATCAAATCGGTGATTATGCGTAACACTCTTGACAGTTTGGCGATGTCGATCCACCCGCGGGTCGCTGTGGTCGAGGGTATGGTAAACATCGAAGATGTAATGAACACCGAGGTCGGATCGATCATCCGCCAGCGCGCAGCCGGTCAGGTTCAGCCCCTGAGTATGCCGTTTGTTGGCCAGCAAGCCTTTCCGGTCCTGCAATATATGGATCAGGTCAAAGAGGCCCGCACGGGCATCTCTAAGGCGTCCTCGGGGCTCGATGCCAATGCGCTACAGTCGAGCACTGCAACGGCGGTTGCGGCTACTGTAAACGCCGCTCAGCAACACATAGAGCTGATTGCCCGCATCTTCGCCGAGACTGGGATGAAGCAGCTCTATAAACTTGTTCTGCATTTAATCACAACACATCAGGATGCGCCGCGGATGATCCGGCTGCGGAATGAGTTTGTCCCCATCGACCCAGCCGCGTGGAATGCCAATATGGATGTCAACATCAACGTGGCTCTGGGGCGCGGCAGCGACACCGAGCGCATGATGATGTTGCGCCAGATCGGCGAAATGCAGAAAGAAGCAATGACCACAATGGGCGGACAAAACCCGCTTACAGATATCAGCAAATTGTCAAACACATTGAAGGCTATGACTGAGCTGGCTGGTTTTAAGGACACGTCAATGTTCTGGAGCGACCCGAGCCAGTTCGTACCGCCGCCAAAGGACGATAAGCCGGATATAAACGAGATGCTCATTCAGGTTCAGATCCAGCAAATTCAGGCGGACATCCAGAAAAAGGCTGCGGAGTTGCAGCTTGAGCGCGAGAAGATGATAATGGATGACGACCGTAAGCGTGACGAGCTGGACGCAGAGCTGTTTGTTAAAGCTGAAGAAATGAAAGCCAAATATGGCACCGCGCTTAACGTCGAGAAGATCCGCGCCGATATGGCGATTAACCGCGAGGTTATGAAAGCGCAAGGTGACGTCATCAAGGGTGCGGTGAATGAAGACTAAGCAGCAAATCATCGACGACGGGAGATCCGCAGAGCGGCTTCTTGAGGATACAGATTTGTCGAGATTTCTCGAAGAGATCGAGAGAGAATGTTGGGGCGACTTTAAGTTGTCCGACCCTGACGATAGCAGTGGTCGTGAGGCTACTTATATGAAACTGCGGGGGATCGAACTTGTTCGGCAATCCCTTCGCGCAATGAAGGATAATGCCTCGATTGCAATAAAAGCAAAATAAAGGCATAATAGGATATTAGAGATGGCAGAAACCAACACTCCCGAAAAGGGAATTGGCCTGACAGAGGCTCAAAATGCAATCAGCGCTATGTTCGCACCCGACGAGGATACTGCGGAGGCCGTTGATGCGCTACAGACTGAAGCCGAAGAGGCAGAGGTCGAAATGGCTGAAGAGGAGGCGGGCGACCAGCCCGAGGAAACAGAGGCCGAACTCGAAGAGGACGATGGACTTGAAGGGGAAGAAGACCAATCCTTCGACTTACTAGCCACTATGGTGGAAGTAGACGGAGAAGAGATGACGGTCGACGACCTTCGGAAGGGACATCTGAGGCATCGGGATTATACTCGCAAAACTCAAGAGGTCGCAGAGCAGCGCAGAGCGCTGACCGACGCGGGCGAAGAGTTGCAGCGAGAGCGTGAGCAGTATTCTCAACTCTTGCCTGCCCTGCGGCAGCAAATTGAGAACAGCCAGCAAACGGAACCGGACTGGGACACTCTGTACGACGCAGACCCCACAATGGCAGCGAAGGCCGAGAGACAATGGAAAAAGCAGCAAGAGGACCGTCAGGCTCGTTTGCAAGCTATTGGCTCAGAGCAAGCCCGTTTAAACGGAGCCAAGCAGGCGCAAATGCAGTCATTGCAGCAGCGCTACGTCGAAGAGCAGAGAGGCATCTTGCCGGAGGTTATTCCAGAGTGGCGCGACAACAAAGTCGCGGCAAGGGAGGCCGAAGAGGTGCACGGCTATTTGGTGAAACAAGGCTTTACTGATGAAGATATCAGCGGGTTGGTCAACGCGACTATGGTGAAATTAGCGAGGAACGCTATGCTTTATGAGAAAGGTATCAGCGCCGCCGACGGGGCAAAGAAGAAGCCCAAAAAGCCGCGCGCCAAAACTTTAAAAGCTGGCTCTCGTTCGTCGGTTCCGCGACCTAAAAATGCCACGCAAGAAGCGCAACAGCTTTCAAAGCAAACTGGCCGCGTCAAGCACGCCGCGGCTGCAATCAGTGAAATCCTAAGTAAAGGGTAAAATAATGGCACAAGTAGCTAACACCTTTTCCTCGTTTAACAGCATCGGCATACGCGAGGAATTATCAAACGTAATCCAGAACATCAGCCCTGAAACCACGCCGTTTCAAAGCAACGTGGGCTCAGAAAACGTAAATAACACGTTTTTTGAATGGCAGCTTGATACGCTTGCCTCATCAAGCACTACAGCCGTTATTGATGGCGATGATGTCTCTTCATTTGACAGCACTGCGGCGACAACCCGCACCGGCAACTATACGCACATTCTGCGCCGGACTGTCATCGTAGCTGACAACCTCTCAGATCAAACAGCGGCAGGCCGCAACGATGAGATGAGCTACCAATTGGCCAAGCGCGGGAAAGAGCTAAAGCGCGACCTAGAGGCGACTTTGCTTGATAACAATGCACGCGTAGCGGGTAATTCTAGCACTGCTAGAGAGACTGCCGGCTTGGGCGCGTGGATTGCTACCAACACCAGCAAAGGCGGAAGTGGTACTGACCCAACAGCGACCGACGGCTCAGACGCTCGGAACGATGGTACGCAGCGCGCATTTACCGAGGCTATGGTTAAGGACGTAATGCAGCAAGCGTTTACCGCTGGCGGTGAGCCATCAATCTTGATGGTTGGACCGTACAACAAGACCGTTGTATCTGGTTTTGCGGGCATCGCGGCGCAGCGTTATATGGCGCCATCTGACGGACCTACAACTATTGTAGGATCGGCTGACGTGTATCTCTCTGATTTTGGTACTCTTCAGGTTGTACCAAACCGGTTCCAGCGGGAGCGTGATGCCTTTGCGCTGGACCCAGAGTACGCATCAGTGTGCTATCTGCGTCCAATCCAGACAGTAGCGCTCGCGAAGACAGGCGACGCCGAGAAAGCGATGTTGCTTGTCGAGGCTGGCCTCAAGGTTACAGAGAGCGCACACGGTGGCGTTTTCGACCTGACAACATCATAAGACAGAGGGGCGGCGTCATCGCCGCCCCACTTTTGAGGAGGGTTTATGAGCAAAATATTTGACCACGATCCGACGACCGGCATAACCAAATACTGGCACGTCACCGGAAAAGGTGAATACGTCGTCGAGACAAAACAAGATGCAACAAAAATCGCAGAGGCTAATAAGCGGTCTTACAATGATACGCCTGACCGGTGGAGAGATCTGAACAGGGTAGCATCGATCCCTCTTTCGGTGTATTATGACCTGAAGAGACGAGGCATAGCGGACGACCCAAAGGCTCTACGCAAGTGGCTCAATGATGGAAATAACAAGGTATTCCGGACGAGAGGCGGTACGTTGTGAGTATAGCGAATTATACAGAGCTAAAATCGGCGGTTGCTGACTGGCTGCTTAGGACGGATCTAACGTCGGTAATACCGACGTTTATTTCGTTGGCGCAGGCGCAGATCAACCGAGATGTTAGAGATCACCGCATGGTGTCTCGGGCTACATCTATTTTAAACACCGAATACTTTGCGACCCCGACAGACTGGGTTGAGACAATACGCTACCAGATCAACACGTCTCCTGTTGTGACGCTGGAATTTGTGAGCCCCGATCAAGCGGCTGAAGAGAAGATAAAATTTAACGTGGCTGGCAAGCCGCTGTTTTACACGCACGTCGGCGCGGAAATTCAAGTAGTTCCGGCGCCTGATAGCAATTATACGTCCGAGCTGACGTATTATGCCAAGATACCGGCCTTGTCGGATAGTAACGCGACAAACTGGCTGCTAGACTACGCGCCGGACGTGTATTTATACGCGACACTAATGCAAGCGGCGCCGTACTTAGATGACGACCAAAGGCTTGGCGTGTGGGCTGGTCTTTACGAAAAGGCTGTGGGCGCCTTAAAAGTCCAAGATCAGCGCGCCCGTCTGGGTTCGTCTAGTTTAAAAATGCGCCCGCGGGCGATAGCTTAAAAGGAACAGAACAATGGCAGCACTTTCAGACTACGCAGAAAACTTAATACTGAACTGGTTAATGAAAAACACCGGCTCAGCCCCCTCGACCACTCACTTGGCTTTATTTACCGCTGCGCCCAGCGATAGCGGCGGAGGAACTGAAGTCAGCGGAAACGGCTACGCCCGCCAAGCTGTCACATGGGACACAGCTTCCGGAACTGGCGGAACTACATCCAACACATCTGCCGAAACTTTCACCGCATCGGGCGGGTCGTTTGGCACTGTCACGCACATCGGGATTTTCGATGCAGCAACAACCGGCAACCTCTTGTGGCACGGTGCGATGACAACAAACAAAACAGTAGCAGACGGCGACAGCCTTCAATTTGCCGCTGGTGCAATCGACCTGACTATCGCTTAACTAAACTAGGAGCGACCTTATGGTTAAGCTAGTCAACAGAGCCAAGATGACCACCAGTACCACTGGCAGTGGGACAATAACTCTTGGCTCTGCCTCAGACGGATACCAAAGTTTCGCTGCGGCAGGGGTGAGCAATTCTGATGTCGTCAGGTTTGTCATTGAAGATGGTGATAGCTGGGAGCTAAGTTCTGGAACTTACACGGCCTCTGGGACTACTCTTTCACGAACACTTGGCGAAAGCAGCACGGGCAGCTTGTTAAACCTCACCGGCAATGCGGTGGTTTTCGTCACGGCCTCGGCAGCTGATATTGGCGGCTCACCTGATCTCTACGCTGCTAATGAAAGCAGCCCATCAGCACAGCCGAGCGCAACTGGTGGAAATGCCGTTGCAATTGGTGAAGCCCCAACCGCATCTGGCAATGATAGCTTCGCTGTGCAGGGCGGCACGGCATCAGGT